CCGCCTGAACCGCCAGTTCCTCCAGTGCCGCCTCCTCTGCTGTTGCCGCCTGAACCGCCACTGCCTGAACCGCCTGATCTATCCATAGAACTAAAGTATTCTGTGAAGGCATTGTTTCCATTCCATCTATATCCCCAACCTTTGCCTCCATTTCCGCCATTTCCACCAGCACCCCCTGTTCCTCCATTGTTAGAACAGACTCTATAACTACTCCAGCAGAACCAACCGCCACATACATAACCTCCGCTGTGACCGCCTCCGCCACCGTTGCCTCCTTTGCCGCCACCGCCGCCTCCGCCGCCACCGCCTCGGATACGATTTTGTGAAGGAAGGTCTATCTTGACAGGAGAGTTTACTACGACATTATCATACGCATTATTTCCAGTTCCACCGTTAGAAGCAGTGTTAGTAGAACCATTACCACCGCTGGCAGCATAACTTCTAACAGGGAATCCATGCCCAGTATTCGTGATCTCAAGTACCATTTCTCCTTGCCCACCAGAATTAAATCTTATTGCAGGGTTAGAAGTTGTACCACCTATCTGACCATTGACGTTTATTTTCTTTGGTAGGTTTGATGTATAAACTGTGCTTCCAAATACCTCATATCTTATTTGACAATGTTGCCAGTTTCCATTGATCTCAGCAGTAACTTTATTTACTACATTTCTGAAGTCACTGAATTTTATAGCACCACTTGTAGGTATGTTATTGTTTTGACTTATATTTGCAATACCTTGCCCTCTGTGGTAGGCATCTATGTTGTTGCCTGCATTGAAAGTGTTTATAATGTCACTCATTTCAACAGGACCAGTACCTAGCATAGTAGAGTAGTTTAGTGAGAGACTACCATTACCAATAGTTCCGTTAGCAAGATCTTCATAGACACTATTTGATACATCTGAATATGTTTTTGCAGAAGTAATATCATAACTCATTTCATAAACCTTATTGCCATCTTCAATATCAATAGATATTATCTTATCCTTTGATGCTCCATAGTGTGCCGCCACACCTGACATATATTTTACACAGTCTTTTAAATCTTTATTGGCATTAAAGGCAGTTCCGTTTCTTCTAAAGATAGGATTGGCAAGTATCACACCCTCAGATATACTATGATTTGCTACGTTGAATAATTCGTTTATATCCTGTCTATCAGTTATGAATGATTCGGTTGGTACAATATGGATTCTCTTGATGCCATCAACAGTTCTTGAGTCATCATAGTCGTCATCATAGAAATGAACACGGCACTCAAAGTCTCCTACAGTTGCTAGAGTCTTGTAAACAACATCATGTTTACACATTGCTCGCCCTACAGTTGGATTGCCCTCGGTGTATTGTAGTTCGGGATTTTGTTCTATCTCATAGTCTTGTTGGTTAATATCCATCTTGTTATGTAGTGATACCTTGCCAAATGTATTTATTATGGTATAATATATAATACAGGCGCAACCTAATTATGAGTCATAAAGAAGAACTAGAAAAGAGATCAAGCGAACTTCAAACAGAGATACAAGAGTTGAACAGAACGTTTGAACTAAAGAAGGAAGAATTTTTGAAAGTGCAAGGCGCTCTAGAAATGCTTCAAATCTTAGAGAATGAAAAATCTAGCAAAAAAACTTGATGATCTAATCATTAAAAAATCTAATCCTAGAGTGTACAAACAAATGTACAAAGAGAAGGAAGTTCATTGTTGCCCCAAATGTGGAAATCTTTTTGTAGATTAGGGGTTGACAAGCGAGCAAGTTTGTATTAGAGTGTGTATAAGTTTACTATATTATGGAATCGCCAGAGTTTTTAAAGTCAGTTAAAGAAGTCATACTCAATGCTGTAGAGTTTGAGTATGAAGCATTTGTGTACAAATACACAAATATAATTGACGGAAAGTGGTATATCGGTTATCATAAAGGTAAGCCACTTGATGGTTATGTTCACAGTTCATGCTCTAGGGAGTTCTTAGATCTCACGGCAGGCGATGAACCAGTGTTCATATATGAAGTACTGAAATACGGTACTATGATCGCAATGAAGAATTTGGAGCACAAACTTTTGAAACAAGCAAAAGCAAATAGGAACAAACAATCCTATAATCTATCTAATGGTTCTCCACACAACTTTGAAATGCGTTTCGACTTGATTGATTTGTTTATCGAAATGGTAAAGAAAGCAGGCAAGGAAGGGGGTTTCACTGTTGAGAAGAGAGACATTAAGGAAACACTCGCCACAACAACTTCTCTACAAATTAGGGAAGAAGGCACTGACACCAAAAGAGTCAACAGAATCGCAGAAGCGATTGATGAGAAAGGTGGTAACACAACTAATTGTGACAAACCAGTTCTCCTTAGAGGTAGGTTGATTGGTGGTACACATACTGCTCTAGGTGCAGGGAAATCTAAGGCAAAAGTTCTTGATTTTGTAAATCCAACTGATGATGAGTTGGAACAATTTGACGATTTGACAGAAGATGAGATACGTCACATTGGCGGAGTCTTGAACATAGAAGATGAAGTCAAGAGAGTTACCAACACTCAAGGAGATCATGTCAAGGCACTTTATGATCACAAGTGCAACAATCCTAAGTTTGAATTGGTTGTAGGTGGAGAATACGCTAATCAAATACTGAAGCACAGAGGTGTTACAGTTGCTGCGGAACGTAAAAGGATTATCAACAAAGCAATCAACAAGTACAAGGCTAATTCTGTTAAGGCACAGAACAAGAAGTGGATTAGATGGACTTCTAGCAATGACAAGAAGGTCATGGAGAATAGAGTCAACAGACAACCAGAAGGTACAGTTGCTTTCTATAATTCCAGTTTAATCTCTCGTAAGATTGAACATGATATGCTTCAAGAAATTACCAATCCCGACAACAAGGACGTAATTAATTTTAAAGCATACATTTATTTCTCAAACGAGGCCGCTAAAGAGAAGTGGTTTGACTCAAATTTGAGTGAAGGTTGTGCAGAGTTGACAGAAACTTTCAACAGATTGTTCAGAATGCTTCCCGAAGTTCAAATCAAAGGAGCAAACAAGGGCGATACTGTGCCTAGAAAGTGGTCATTCGTGTACATGGAAACTGAGAAAGATGATGAAGAGATGTTGAGTGAGTCCATTGATTGAAGTTTACGATAACTTCTTACCTACAGAGGTCTTTACGCCCATCAAGGATTATATCTTTGGTGGGCGTATGCCTTGGTATTATTCTCCTACATCTGTTTTAGAGGGCGATGGTTGCCCACAATTTTCTCATGCGTGTTACATAGATTCTGAACCAATATCAGATGTTTACAATATAATAAAACCAGTGTTTGCATCTCTCAATCCATTTGCTTTACATAGGATTAAGTTCAATGCTACGCCAAGATCAAAAGAAATAAAAGAGAAACCTTTACACGTTGATGTTTCAGGTCCTCAAGATGATAAGGGGAACTTCACTAACATACCAAACTATCATATATGCGTGTTATATTTCAATGATAACAACGGATATACATATTTTGAGGACGGGCAGAAGATAGAATCAAAAGAGAATAGAGCAGTGATATTCTCAGGGGATTTGCTTCATGCAGGCACATCATGTACTGATACAGATTTAAGAGTTGTTCTCAACATAGACTATTGTAAGTGGAATTGATATGGATTTATTTCCTACACTACTAGAAGAGTATGATCTTACAGGTGCGCCTGGATTAGAGTATTTCAAGAAGCATATAAAAGAGAAAGGAAAGTCAGTAGGACATTCTTTGGCGGTAAATGGTGTCAGTAGTCATGGTGGTTGGGACCCGTTGCAAGATGAGGGTTGTAAGGAAATATGTGATGCCTTTCAAGATTGCATTAATGATTATAATAATAAGATAGGCAACTACCCTTCAGTTATTAGTGGTGCGTGGTATAATATACTGCCCAAAGGTGGATACACAGGTAGGCATCGTCATGAGTCAAGCGTTATTAGTGGTGCATTTTATGTGGAGTTACCAGAGGGAGACTTCGGACAATTCTTCGTGGTGTCGCCACTACAACCATACATGATGTGTATTCATAATATACACCCTACACCCTATGGAATATATGAGATTGACATACCAATTAAACAAAATCATCTATACTTATTTCCTTCGTGGTTAGAGCATGGAAGTAGAGTAAACAACACAGATGGCGAGAGGATTACAGTAAGTTTCAATACAACGCCTGCACCAAAAGATATGTTACCGCCTGAATTTGTCAAGGCAGTGTGGGGAGAGGGTCACTGGTTCAATGAAGATAGTTGATGTTTTACCAGTAAAACTGGGGGCAGTCATGTACCCTGAGCATGACAAAGTAAAGTCAATGTTGATTGATGAGATCAATAGTCATGGTGATAGTTATGAATTTCAAAAGGTAGATGCACACGCCAAAGGACTAGAGCATTTTGATTACTATTCACCTCTATCAAGTGACAAGTATAAGGAGTTTAGAGAGTGGATACAGACACAGGCAGAGATATATGCCAAGGACATACTAGGTTATGATACATCAGATTTCTTATTGACGGATAGTTGGTTGAATGTGTGTGATTCTGGAGGCAAACAATCGCCCCATTTTCATATAAATGCCGTGGTGTGTGCCTTATATTATGTCAACTTTGATGATGAGTCACATTCGCCAACATACTTTTATCGTCCTAACAACAGTATGAATTTTCCTGATTACTTTGCATATATGTTGACAAATCAAAAAGAAACAAAGTATAATTATATCAATGAAGTTGTAGGAGTGGAGGGTTCGTTGTTGCTATGGCCTGCTAACACTTGCCATGGATATACAACTAACTACACAGATAATAGAATAACAGTATCCAGTAATTTGATGCCTAGATATATTAATGATGTTAGGATTGAACCTCTAACAAAAGAAGAGAGACACACTGCCATGACTACGTTTAGGTCAGGCAAACTATGGGATTATCCTCTATTATAATATGGAAGTCGTAAACATACTGCCAACACCAGTTGCTATCATACCTTGCCCATTTCATAGTAAGGTAAAGGAGACTATTCTTGCAGAGATTGAAGAGCAAGAAGTTAATACGTTATCATATAATGCCAATTCAAAACAACTAAAACACGTTGGTCATTATTCAATATTACATGATGATGAGAGACACGGCAGATTTAGAAATTGGTGTGAACAACAGGCAGAATACTATGCTAAAGAAGTTAAGGGAGATTATATACAGGAGACAGTACAAGTAACTGATAGTTGGTATAATATAAGTGATAAAGGTGGGTATCAGCACCCCCATCAACACGCCAATTCATATCTATCATGTATATACTATGTAAACTTTGATCCAAATGAGGATCATGTGAATACACACTTCATGAAAGATGAGAATATGCACTTCCCATCAATGCCTTCTCTACATATACTCAGAGGAAAATATACTAACTATAATCAGGATAATCAAGTTATTGTTAATGAAGGCGAACTCATAATATTCCCATCACAAATTATACATGGATACGGTAATAATGAGGGAGACAACAGAATAACACTATCAATGAATATGATGCCCACTATAGTTACCAATGGGGATTATGGTTGGCGATGTGTCAATTTGAATAAGACAGAGAGAAAAAAGGCATTTGATTTTAAAGGAGACTAATACTTGACAAGAGAATAATATAGTGCCATAATAGAGTATGGGAAACAAATGCTACGGTATTTTGTTTCTCGCACCCAATTATAATACTAATGGACAGACTAGGTAAGAAACCATACTCACTAGAGAGGCAAGGTATGAAACCCGCCCTTAATCAAATGGGGCAGTTCGTGGGTACGGCATCTAAACTAGGTTTACTCGCCACGTTGATCTACTTTATCTACAAAAGATTCAGTAGTGGACAGTGGAGAAAGTGGAACACAAGTGGTTGCGTTGATACTACCCATACAGTATTATAAGTTCATGGGGCGAAAGTCGAGCGTCAGCACTGCTAGATCAGTAGTTAGTAACCCCATCTAAAGAAAGGAAAGGTTTTTGTGTTTGTTACCTTTCCTTTCTTACTTTTACAACAAACATTCATTATCATGACAACAATGCAATCAGCAACAAATAAACTCTCAGTTCTACAATGGACAGAGGAACTATGCAGATGCCTAGAAGCACAGTACAGGAACTATTCATTGCGTTATGTCATGGATAGTCAAGACGGAACTGACAAGTATCTACAGGAAAGGGCAAGAAAAATTGAGAATGATGAGGAGTGCATCAAATTCACTATCACATCAGGTAAGAAATACTATAAAGTCATTCAGAATGATTACAGAAATGGCAAGTATGAGAGTGCAGGCGTACACGCTTTTGTTGACAAACAGACAGGAGAAGTTTACAAACCTGCTTCATGGCGTGCTCCCGCTAAACACGTTAGATTTGATATGAGAGATCAGAACCAACGTGAGTATATGTACGCAAACTGCGATTGGGCGGGTGGTTATCTCTATATGAGATAATCCCCACACCTATCTAAATAATACAAGAGTTATATAAATCATGGGATACGATTCACTTACGTCAGATACAGAGGCACTAACTAAAGTTAAGTTACAATCAGTTGATAGACTAAAGAAACAATTACAGGCAGCAATGCGAACCATAGGTAATCTTGATGAGAGATTGACTTCACTAGAGTCAATGGTTCATGCTGCCCTACTTAAACAACAAGATGATATTAAGGCACTTGTTGTAGAGATTAACAATTTAAAAGGCAGTAGAGACTATGAGGTTGCCTCAAACAAATTTGATATGGACGCAAAACCCGCTGAGATACCAAATGCGCCACCAGTTGGATAACTGGCACACTTAATATTGCACACTATTGAAACTACATTATTATATGAGAGTAAACAACAAACGACACACTATGGAATTTGAAGATTTTGATTTGGACTTATTTGATGGACAAGAGCAAGATGATTGGTTAATGGACATCAATGGAGTTAGAGAAGAGTTCGACCCTGAGACTAAGGAACTACTTAAACACTTCTAAAAGTGGCACAAGACCCCTTGCAGGGGTCTTTTTTTATACTATACTATGTTTATTGACAACTGATTATGAAACTTAGAGATCATCAAAAAGATATTATTGCCACTATGCAACAGAAGTGGGGTCAAGTGCTTGTACCTACTGGTGGTGGTAAAACAATGTGTATGATTGTTGATGCTAAGTGGCGATTCAGTATGCCCATTCCACAGACTATTATTGTGGTTGCTCCTAGAATCCTACTCGCACAGCAATTATGTGAAGAGTTCCTCGAGCAGATTGATAATGTCGAGGTGCTTCATGTTCATAGTGGAGAGACTAACTACAAGACTACCACTAATCCAAAAGAGATACAAGAGTGGCATCATAACAGTACAAAGAATCAGTTGATCTTTACAACATATCATTCACTTCACAGAATCTTGGAAGATGTTGAAGCGGATACAGTATATTATGATGAGGCACACAATTCAGTTCAAAAGAACTTCTTTGAGAGTGTCAAGAACCGATCTAACATCACTAGACGTAAGTTTTACTTCACTGCTACACCTAAACATCATACATCACAGGAG